CTGCTATATAATCTTTTGTCCTCGTCGCTTTCCTTATTTGTTTTGTTGCATACTTTAGCATAAACTCGTCTGGCGTTTTCTCACAAGGTTTTTCAAATAGATACATAATCTTTTTCTCCTTCGGGTTGTGCCTGACAACTTACACAAATAATTTCTTCGTCTTTAAACTTCATAGGTAAGTTACAAGTCGGGCAAGTAAAATTAAATGTCTTACTTCCGTACTTCTGTAACTCGTCGTACTCTTTCCAAGTTAGACCCATTTTATTTTCTCCTTTTTTTTTAAGGTAAAGCGCCTGATAACCGTCATACGGTTATGTTAAGTTAGAATTATGCTTTCGGCTTTTCTTCCGTTAGAATAAATAACGGAAGGCTTTGACCGTCAGTCAATTTCCTTACTCCGACCTGTTCGAAGTACAATGGTTTTTTTAACTGGGGAACTTCCCAAGTCATTTTCCTTTTCGATAAACCTTTAACGGCTACCGAAGTAACACAAGACAATGTATTAACATAATCTTGTGTCGGTTTGACAGGCATTTTAAAAACAACACCTGATTTGATTTTAAGTTTGTCTATCCAGCTCGGTTTACCCGAAACTTTCAAGCCACCCTTAAAATTATAACCTTCTGGAATAACCTTTTTACTTTCCATATCTATCACTCCCTTTTGGTGTATGACAGATACCAGGCGCTTTACCTTTTATTTAAACTGTTTTTTTCTGACTTGCTTTTAAAGTCTTTAGCTTTGGGTTTTGAAACCTAGTCGCTGTGCCTTTTACTTGCGTGTCTTACTTCAAACTTTTTTTATAAAGAACTGTGTTACTTGTTACCTATTAATTATATCATTTATTTCGTGTATGTCAACTTTATTTTACTACTTATAAACTGCCTATTTTCTTCTTAACTTTCCACTTTTTTAAAATAAAAAATAAATAATTATTGCCTGACATTTCTGGTACCAGTACCCATACCAGTACCCCTACCAGTACCACGGGGGGGTTCGGAATTGGAAAATAAATTAATTTTAATTATTCCCCCGACTATACATTTCACGACATAGCCTCCGCTTTTTGCCGTCGGACTCCTATCTTACGATAAATACGATTATTTGCCCGTACTACCCTCTTTTTCTCTTATTTTCTCCGTAAGCCCTTTAATCATAACGACTTTAATACTTTACTTTATTTACTGACCCATTTTGCTAAGCTTTTGTCACGCTATCAGACCCCCCGTAGCGTATCATTTCCGTAAATCCTTTAATCAAACCGATTTCTCTATTTATACTTTTTTTCACAGCACAACAGGGAGCTGATACTGTTTACAGACATCATAAATCTCATATATCTATGACACCTATCTAAACCTATATACACCTATATACACTCCTACTTTCTATAGCTTTCTACTAGTATCATTAACTTTAAGCTTGCTCAAAACAGCTTCCTTGCATCTATCAATTCAAGCTTGATTCTGAGTTTTGATATTTAATAACAGAGGGTATTCATATAATGTATAGTGAAGACTAAGAATATGGACAGAACTCTAAACACCGTAAGGATTTGTATGGATAAAGAAAAGTTTGAAGAATTAGAGAAAAGCGTTCAAGAAATGAAAGATATAGAATCAGGAAAAATTGAACCCAGCCGAGTATTTAATTTATCAACACCAAATGATATTGACGGAATAGAAAAAACAAAATCTGGGAAAATCAAGCTCAATTTTACTGATGAAGAACTAAAGACTCAGAAGAAAGAAATCCTGATTAAAAATGAAACTAAGAAATTTAAGAACTTAGCTAAATCAGGTAAGCGTGATGAAAAGACACTGAGAGCCGAAGTCATTAAAAGGTTAGTATTAAAAGAACTAGGCGTTGAAAAGCTATTTGATGAACCCAAAGAAAGAGCACTAGCTAAAGACCTAGCTAAGACATATTTAACTGAATTCACTCCAAAGACAATAAGCGATAAAAACAATCTGAAATCAGTAATATATCTAGAAGTGCTTCAATATAGACTTCAATCAGTCATGAACGAATTAACTGCTCAGGGAGCTACTGCGATTCCTCTAAACCTAGTAGACAGTATTCATAAAAATCTCAAGGAAATAGCTAATAACAAAGAGAGATTGGGTTTGATAGGTAAAGAAAAAGAGCAGAAAGAGAGTGACGGCTTTAGGACACTACAAAGCGTGAAAGAGAAGTTTAAAGTTTGGATGGACGATAATCAGGGCTCACGTTCACTAGTATGTCCTAGTTGCGGTGATATGGTTATGTTGAAGATAAGAATGGATAAATGGATTCCTCAGAAGCATCCGTTCTTTAAAGATAGATTCTTAGCGAATAAAAAGCTAATGCAGTTATATTTACAGAAACGACTAACTAAAGAAGAAATAGCTGAAGTATTAAATTCATCTCCAGACTATATTGACTGGCTTATCGAAACACTTTGGATGACAGACCCAGAATATAGAAAAGAAATACGAAAGTACGAAGGTAAATATCTAAGAGAGTTAGAACTTAAACTAAAAGAACAACAAGCCAAAGACGCTGAAGATGAGCCAGAGTCTGGAGAAATCAAAGCAGGAGAAAGTGAAGATGGCAAAAACCAGGAATCGTCCGCAGAAAGAGAAGAAGAAACCGAAGTTGGAACCAGCATTGAAGAAGAAAGCGAAGAAGACATAGAGGAAGATAATGCCTAAAGGAATGGGTGGACCAGTTCCGATGAGGAACAAAGATATGTTCCGTAAACCAATAAGGTTTAAAAGGCAGATACAGAATACTGACCTATATCGCCAACAGAGAGCATTTGCTCTTATGAGAGCAGGAAATAAATGCGAGAATTGTCATGGAGCTATAGGAGAATTATCATCTCAAAATAACGTTATAAAGCAATTGGACATGCACCATTTAATCGCATTTGACGAAATCGTGGCTGAGTATAAAATAACTTCACTAGCCCAAGCAAGAATGTGTATGAAATTATGGGATGTAAAATTAGTAAAGATATTATGTCACGATTGTCACGTAGACGAAGATGCTAGTTATGGAACGGGCAAAAGTGGAAAAAAGAATAAATAGGAGTTCATATGTATATACATAAAGATGATGTTGATGCTATGAATTGGGAAGTTGTTAATCTGGATACCAATAAAAGGCTTTCTTTAGTTCAATGGGCTGACGATGAAAAAGGAGTTTATGCTCATTATAAAAGCGATAAAGATGGTATGATTGATGACGACACTTGGAATGAAGACTTACAGGAATATCAAATATTTACCGTAAAAGGGAATATTAAGTTAAAAAAGAAATAGGAGTATATAATGGCTAATTCAGTAACAGGACAGGTTGCAACAGTTAATACTACAGGAGCAGTATTTGCAGCAGATAAAACAGTTAAAATATCTGGTATAACAATTGCGCCTACTAACGCTACGTGGGCATTAACACTTACAGATGGAGCGGGAAATGTAGTATTAGCCTTAAATACTAATTCACCAGCACCAGTATTATCAGGAAAATCATTTACAGGACTAAGTTGTACAGTAGCAACTGCTGTTGTTGCTTACATCTGGTTAAATTAAGATAAGGGCTATCTCGTAAGCAAAAGGAGATAGCAAAATGAACGAAAAAGACGTAAAGCAGGCGTTCGATTTAGCCCAAAAAGAAATCGAAGAACAGAAGCAAAAAGACCACGATAAACAAGTGGGAGAAGTTAAAGAAATAGTAAAGAAAACTTTACTAGAGATTGAAAAGTTAAAAGAGAAAAAAGGCGATATAGAAGAAAAGCTAAAAATCCTCAAATTAGATATTGATGATTTGAAAGCAGGAAAGCTAGAGAGAATTAAAGAACGTCAGGATAAAGACCCTTTAGCTAAAAAAGTTTCTATTATAATTATAAAAGAGAAAGAAGTTATAAGAGAAATACAGTCGCCGTGGTATCAACCGTATTATATAGAATGGAATACAACAACATATCCTGTTGATAGTAATACGGTCTATTGTGATAGCGGTAGTGGCTATACTTATACTAATAATAGTAATATTATGAATTTTAGTACAAGCGATGTAGCTAAACAAATAACTGCTGATATAAATAGTATAAATTGTAATTATACTAGTTCAGTACCAAAGACGTTAGCAGTATTTACGTTAAATAATTCAATAGTCAAAGATAATGTGATAGGTACTTATAAATTAAATAAAAAAATAATAAATTTAAGATAAACCGCTTTACGGGATAGTCCTTATTTATTAAGGAAGCAATAGAAAGTCAATATTAACCAATACGAAGGAGAAAAACTTATGTGGGTAGCAATTCAGAATGGTTGGGAATTTGTTGGTGGCGGAGTATTAGCCATAGCTAATGGTATAGGAACAGTCGCTGGTGTTATAGGCGAAGGTACTGTAACCGTTATTAAGACAGTATTCCAACTAGGTTAAATAAAAAACTTCGGTGAGGTGCGGAGGTATCGTACAATATTCTGGTGGAGCTTATTGTAAAGTAAGAAAGGAGACAAAAGTATGAATGAATTTATTAAAACGAAAAGAGATAAACTAAGAAAGAATAGAACGGAAATTACAGAAAAAGAATTTTTAGACTCAGAGAAACAAGAAAAGGAATTAGAACAGCTTTTTTCAGAAGAGCATGAAACTGAAAACCCAACTAGCCAATAGGCATAAAAAATGTTGGTAATCCCTAATGATTAAATTGGGGCGTGCTTTCCGTCGATGGCAACCCCGTTGACGTTAATATAAACCAGAGGAGGAAGGTATCAACTATTTTCCTCCTCTCCAAAAAAAGTTATGGTTTGTGACCGAACAAACTGACCTTAGAGTTAAGGTAACTTATCGTCGGGTATAGGCTAATCGAGGGCGACGCTGTAGAGAAGCCAAAAGACGGCGCAAAAGGCGAGTTAAACAATAGCACTTGCTGATAAGTATACTACTATATTACCTCAAATATTACTATTAAAAATAGGTAAATTTGATTGCAAGGGTATAGTAGTTGTGGGTAACGCAAACAGTCCCACCTAACCAATAACTTTTACCAAAGGAATGTATGGCTTTACTTGAACAGATAACAACAGAAGAAATTGAATTTATGGAGTTATTAGCCGACCCGATAGCTACGGCAGAAACTTTATTTCATGATTTTGATAACCTTCAATTATATGACGAGAAAGCATTTGGTAATATCAGATTAGGACAGATTCCTATGATGAGCTTTGAATATTTAATTGATGATAATGACCCTAAATTAACTAAGAAAGAAAATTTTAAAAGATTAGAAGGTGCAGGAACTCTTTATAACTTTGGAGCTAGACGTTTTGGTAAAAGTTTAATTTCATTAATTATAGATATGTTAGAATCTATGATTCATTTAGATAACTGGCACACTTTATATTCTAGTTATGATGCACTTCATATCTTACAAATATTAGAAAGAGTGATACCCGCTGCGGAAAATCATCCTTTCTTCCAATTATTTGATATAAAAACTAAAAGAAGTCCGAATTACGTTATAACCGCTAAAAATGGTTTTGAGTTACAAAGTGTTAATATGAACATTACCTCTAAAACCGCTGGTTCTAACTTCTTCGGACATCACACTAAAAAGCTATGGATAGACGAAATGAGTAAAACTACTCATGATGTAGCTGAAAAAATAGTTGATGCCGTTTCAGAGCTAGGAAGTATTCAAAGATTTTCTGGAATGACTGATTTTACTAGACATTCTCCTGCAGGAAAAATATATGATGACCCGCATAATAAACAATGGGTATGTAATTTTCCTCAATATATTTCACCAATGTGGGATGAACAAGAAAAATTAAAAATGGAAAGACGCTACGGAGGTACTAAAACTGTAGCTTTCCGAACATTCGTTAAAGGCGAAGTATGTGAAGATGGTATATCAGTTTTTGATATGCAGAGAGTTCGCTTAAATTACAACGAAACTAAAAAAATAAAGAATTTTGAAATAAATAAAAAGAATTTTAAGAGTTACAAAAATATTTTAGTGGTAGAAAGACCTGCCAATGCTGAAATATGTATCACGGGAGCTGACATAGGTGAGACAGCGCCTACTGAGATTGTAGTCACTTTTAAAATCGCAGAAAAGTATAATTATACTTACAATATTACTTTATACAATCTGACGGATAAACAGCAGTACCGAATATTTAAATATCTTATCATGCTCCTAAGAATAGACTTTCTAGGCTTAGATTGTGGTGACGGAACTGGTAGAGCAATATTCAGACGACTTGAAGAAGATTTTGGTAGAGAGAAGCTATTTTACTACGATGGTTCTAAAAAAATCGCAGTAGGATACAAAAAAGATGAAGACGGCAGAGTTATCATGATAAATGGTAAGCCTGAACTCGATGAAGAATTCATGTCTGAATATTCAGTAAAACATCTAAAGGCGTTATTATATGACGAGAAGATGATGATACCCCAGGATTTTAAGTTCGATACTCAGATTAATTCGGTAATTTCACTAACGCTCTCTAATCGTACCGTGTATGAATGCGTTGCTCCCAATAATCACTTGTTTGATGCTTTTAGGGTGTGGTCGCTTGCACAATGGACAATTAGCTTTAATGATACTATCATTCCAAGAAAGGCGTTCAGTAAAACAGGTTGTTAATAAACGTAAAAGGACTCAAATATGACAATTCCCAGATTCAGTCCCTCGATGTCCTGGCTCCTCGACATGATTGCTCTAATGCAAGGTAGTGTCGTTACAGTGCCAACCGACTACAGGACGCAAGTACTAAGTGTTAAACAGTTGATGCGAAACGATGAAAGCGGTCTTATTGCCTCATTATTAGATTTTGGAATATCATCTGCATCTGATGTAGACTTTTCCGTAGAAACTAATAATGTAGCTTTAAGCGAGTTATTAAATAATTGGTTACAGAGCATTAACACCGATTTGTTAGGAAAAATACCGATAGGTATTGAGGCTTTAGCTAAAGAATATTACAGAGAAAGATGGAAAGGTTCATCTTTACTATTACTAAGAACTGCGTGGCAGGATGTGGACGGCATCCGCTTACCTGTAAAAATGTGGTTTGTAGATGGTGAAGATATTGAAGTTAAAAGTAACCAAGCAACGGTTACTTTAGGTGATGAAAAATATTCTATAATAATAGATATTAAAGATAAGAAAAAGAATCTTGCTTTACCTACAAGTAGAAGTGAAAAGATTTTTGTTCAAAAGCCTTATACGGCTTGGGGCATAAATTATCCAACTCCTTTTATTATACAAAGAGGGTTGTATAAAAATGCAATCTTTTTAAAAAATTTAGTTGCTAAAGGTGAAATTGTAGTAGCGAAGGCTTTAGAGTATCTAATGGTTGTTAAAAAAGGTACTGAGGCATTAGCAAAAGAGAATAGGTCAGAGTTTATTTATAGTGACGAGGATTTAAATGCAGTTAAAGAAAAGTTCGGTTTATTAATAAATAACAGAACCAATACTCCAGGAGTTCCTTCCTATATAACTAACTTTGATACCGATATTGAACATTTGATACCTGAGTACGAAAGAATATTAAAACCAACTTTATATGCTCCTATAGAAAAGCGTATATTAGGTGGTATAGGTATGATAGATATAGTCGCAGGAGCAGAAACTAGCAGAAGAGAAGGTACACTTAATCCTAAACCCTTTATAGGTGAATTAAATTCAGGAGTTAATGATTTTAAAGCGCTTATCAGAGACGTACTCTTAGCTATAGTAATAGAAAATCAGAAGACTCATCCTAAGTATTTTGGTAGCAAGAATTCTATTGCTGTTAGAACCACTCCAGTTAAAGCTTTTATGAGTGATGATTATAAGACTATGTTACGCTCTTTATATGATAGAGGCGTTATGTCTAAGAAAACTTTTGTAGAAATTGTAGGTGAAACAAGTTATGGTCAAGAACGTGACCGTAGAATTCAGGAAACAGCTGATGGAGACGATATATTATTATTTCCGCCTGTTATTCAGAATCAGGAGCAAACTAGAAGTCCTGAAGAAGACCCTGACCAGAAACCGACTAATATTGAAGACGAAGATAAACTACCAGATAGAACTGGACCAGAAGCAAAGAACTTTGCTACTATTGCAGACGAAAGTATATCAGGTAAAGTTTATGTACAAGCTCCTTACGATATGGTAAAAGATTTACCTAAAACCGTAACTAACGTAATGTCTAGCACTCTACAAAAAGTTTGGATGGAAGTCTTTAATAAGGCTTATCCTAATGGAGAAGATTATGCTAGAAAAGCTGCTTGGACCGTTATTCAAAAAATAGCTAGTAAAAATAAAGACGGTAAGTGGGTTAAAAAGAAATCTAACGCTTCTTTAAATACTGCTATTATTGAAGGCGCTAGTTTAGTAAACAAGTTGACTAATAAAGAGTTATTCATACTTTCAGACAAAGATGAAGACGAAATGAAGGAGAAATAATGAAGAAATTTGAAGTATTACTTAAAGATATGTCGCACAATACCAGATACTCTTTTTTAGAGCAGGGTAGCGACGGAGAAAAACTTCAAGAATTAGCATCAAAGTTCGGCGTAAAATTACCCGCCAATGACTTAGCTATATTCAGGGGTACTTATGCTTTTGTAGATAGAACTAACCTAAATGGTTGTTCTTTACCTACAGCCGAAGTTGAAAAAGCATTAGGTACACTAAGAGGAAAGGCGGTTGATTTTGACCACCTAAGAAAAAGAGTTGTAGGATATTTTTTAGACGCTGAATTAGAGGGCGACGAATTAATATGCTACGGTATATTCTTTAAAGGTAATTTTCCTGAAGATTATGATATAATTAAAGATTGTATGGCTCAAGGTAAATTAGGAATAAGTTTCGAAGCATGGGGCGACCACGTAATAAGAACAGATGGTGACTACGATTTAGTAGACATTGAATTTGCTGGTGGTGCATTACTTATAGCTTCTGAACCTGCATTCCCAGGAGCTGGGGTCTTAGAATTAGCAAAGAATAGTAGAGTTTTAGAATTTGCTAAAGTTATGACTGAACCAGAAGAATATATTCACGATAAAAAAGAGTTAACTAAAGCTCAAAAAAATATAAAAGTTTCAGAGGAAACTAAGAGTGCTTTAGAAAAGGCTAAATATTGTGAATACGAATTTGATATGATACTTAGAGCGTTATCTGAAGTTCCTTATCCTGACGGGGAAGACGAAATGGAAAATTGGAGAGAAGTAAGCTCTATAGATTTTGACAACAGTACAGCTATCATAACTTATAGGCCAAGTGGGACTGTGGTAAGTGTAGACTTAACACCAAAGTCTGTGGTCATAAAGAAAGGTAAGCCGTGCGACGATGAAGATGAAGATGAAGATGATATGATGTCTAGAACAGCATCTACAGAAACCTTTTTAGATAAATTTAATAAATTCGATGGAAGCTTCGATGAATTAGAAGCATTTGTGCAAACCGCAATGGATTACGCAGATACTAATTTACCTGAAATGGCTTATTTAAGTGTAGATGAAAGAACAAAACTGCATGATAATGATTTTGCAGTAATTAAGAAAATTAAATGTGAAACTAGTGGGAAACGACGTAAGGTACGTATGTTTCCTCTAAATGATTCAACTCATGTACGAATTGCCTTAGCACGTCTAGAACAAGATAACGTCAAGGACACGTTCAAACAGTTGGGTGTATCTTATGACAAAACAATGGAAAGAATATTAAATAAAGCGAAGGAGCTAGATATGAAAGATATATTAAAGAAATACGAACAGAGTACTGTTGAAGAGCAGGCTACTTTATTCGCCGACGTTCTGAAAGAAATGGACGTTCTTACTGCAAAGGTTCAGGAACTTACGGATGCGCAGGAAGCTGCAAAGACGGAAGCTGCTAGTGCCGCAGTTGCGAAAGAAACAGAAATAGCCACTTTAAAAGCAGAGCTAGAAACTATCACTACAAAGGCTAATGAAGTGCAAGCTGAATTAGACCGTAGAGATGCTGAAATAACAGAAGCTAAATTGACTGAAAGAAAAGGGACACTTGGTGACACCGCAGAGGGTATGGAAGATGCCGACATACTGGACGATGTTAAGTACGAACTTGCTCTTTTAAGGAAAGAAAACGCTGAGTTAAAAGAAGCTGCATCAAAAGCACCTAAGACTGAAGCCGAGAAAGTCGACCTCACGAAAGGTAGTGCAGATAAAGGTACAGTAGATGAAGCAGTTGCAACGGGTAAAAGAGTTAGAGAAAAAGCTTATGGAAAAGACCAGGCTTAATTAAAGATTAAATTTAAAGAAACAAAAAAAGATAGGAGAATATTATGAACCCAATAGATGGATTAGAACTTGCGAAGATTATAGGTGAACCAAAAGACCCAAGGAAACCTTATCCAACAATTATCGAAAAGATATGTATGACGGATACGGCAGACCCTGAGGACTATACCTATTATTTCGATGCATTAGTTGACACAGATAAGATATACTTGATAACATCAAACGGTGCTGTAACTCAGGAGTATGTATCTCCCGATACACCAGTACTTTTAAACTACACTGACGTAGCTACACCTGAATACTACATCAAAATCACGGATTATATGAACAGGAAAGAAAGCATTTTTGCTAGAAAGAATGCGACTATAAATCGTGCTATGAACGCTTATGAAATTTATAAGATGGTGCAGTTAGTTGATGCGGCAGCTACAGGCGTTAGCCATACCAATACTCTTGGTTCTGGTTTTACTCGCTTTAGTTATCCTCATATGATAGACATGATAGAACAGACGCAGGATTATGGCGATAAGAATGTACTGTTAGTTGGTGCGCAGTGTGATAAAGATATTAAGCTGTGGGATTGGAATGACAACAAGTATACTTCAATGAAGGCAGCTTTTGATGATTTAAGTGTTGATAAGGTTAGAATTTCACTTGCAGGAAGCGCTGCTCAATTTGATGTTGACGCAGACAATTCTGGTGGGCTGGTTACTACAGATATCATGGCTGCTACTAAAGCATACTTGATTTCTACAGATACAGAATTAGGTAAACCTTTCTTATTCGTAAGAAAGAAACTTGATTCAGTTAAACAGCTTGGTGGAGTTATGTTTGATACAGACGGAACAGGCGGGGATGCCCCCGAAAGGTTAGTTTTCACTAGCCCGAACCCTGTTAGCGTTGTGGGTGGGTCAAGGTATCTAGCTGTATCTATAACAGGATATGAGCAGATTACTGCGGCTTGTGTTAACCCTTATGCGACAGCGATGTTTACAAGAGCGTAATTAGGATAAAAATAGTGGGGTGGGCAACCGCCCCACTACCAAAGGAAGGTAATTAAATGACATGTCCATATTGTTCTTCTTTAAATACTGAATTTAAGGGTACGGAAAATAGTCAAGAGACTTGGAGATGTTTAAAATGTTTTTTAGAATTTTGGAAGCCGTTAGGACACAGCGGATATTAAATAAAAGGAATAATTAAACTATGGCCGACCCAATAAAAACTCAAATAATAGCATTTTTACGAGCCATCTTAAACGACGAAATAAGAACTGGCTTAGATATTGCTCAATATAATATTAGTAGCGTGTTTTCTTTATCAGAATCTAATACTCAGTCAGTAACATCAGTAGCAGTAAACGATGTTTCTAGTGGAGTTACTTATACTTACGATTCAACTTTACAAAAAGTTACGATAACTAGTTCTTTATTAGTGGATGATATAATAGAACTCAATTATACTTATTATAGTAATTATTCAGATACAGAATTAATTGGATATATTAAACATGCTATGGGTTATATTAGTGTTAATCAATATGCGGATTGGCAAATTAAAGACGACGATAATATATATCCCTCTCCTAGTTTTGCTGAACAAAATTTAATTGCTATGGTAGCAGCGGTTATAATTGACCCTCAAAATCAGAGTATTAGAACTCCTGATTTTTCGGTAAATATTAAAAATCCTATGTCTACAGCAGATATGATAAGTAAGATTATAGCTATATTTAAGAAAAGTCCTGCAGGATTATTCACTATATTAGGTTCAGATGAACCAGTTGAGGGGGCATATTAATATGGGCATACAATTTGTTAAAACTAAAAGCACTATTAGTCCTAAAGAATATGTTTTAGGTACGACTGTTGAAATTGAAACAGTATTATTAAATGAATTAGAGTCCGCAGATACCATTACGATTCTAATTCAAGATGCGTGGGATAGAGTAAAAGTTGATAATGTAGCTATGACTGAAGTTACTCCTAGCGTTTATAGTTATTTATGGCAAAGTACACAAGGTGGAGTTACTGACGAGCCAGGTGTATATACTGCTTTTATTTCCGTAACTGTTAATGAAAGAACTTATGTTGATATGACAACGTTTGAAATGCGTAACCTTATGGAGATTTATGGAAATTAAAACAACTTTAAATCAATTACAAGAAAAACACCAAACTATCAGCGAGTTAATTACTTTAGGTCAAGTTTTAGTTAAAGTAAATGGACGTAGACGTTTAGAAATAGAAAATTCTATCACTACAAACACCGTATTTGAATCAGAAGAATGTTCCGTCACTATAGCTTCTTGTCCAAACGAAAGTGCAGAATATCCTATACATTGTCACGAAGGTATTGTAGAGTATTTAATTTGCTTAAAAGGGACTTTTGGAATAACTTTACCTCATAATGGTTATAGAATTTTAAAAGAAAAAGAATGTGCCAAAATTCCAGCGTCAGTAATGCATTCTACTATTTCTTTAGAATCTAATTCCGAACTTTTGGCAATTTGTTTACCTGCAGAACCTGCTTATTCAAATAAAGGGGTATAATATGTCATCAGAAATCACTAAAGAAGAAATAGCTATAATGATAGACGTACAGAGCAAAACTGTTGTTAATCTAGAGAAGATAGCTACTTCCCTTAAAGATATAGTAACTGAACAAAAGGCTATAACTGAAACGAACAAAGCTACGATAGACGAACTTAAAAATGGTTTACTTAAAACCAAACTCGATAAAATGCATTTTGACATAGTATTTTGTAAATATTTATTTAGTAGCATTGGAGTTATAGTTATAGTAGCGGGGGTTGTTTTAAAGTTTTTTCAATAAGGAGGAGTTATGATGTTACAAACTGCCTCAAAACCTTGGTATAAATCTAAAGCCGTATTAGCAGGTATAATAATAGTTTTTGTCAACCTTTGGGATAATCTTTTAGTACCCGCAATGGGACAATATTTACATATTGCTTTACCACTTATACCTGTTTGGGTATATAGTATGTTAGCTGCATTAGGCATATACGGTAGAGTTAAAGCCGATAGTAGAATAGGGAAATAATGATAAATAAATTTAAACATATACCACAATTCGAACACCTTATGCTAAAGGATTATACGGCTGAGAAAATCACTCTTTATTTTGCTATGGAAGTAGCAGAAGAGGGGTATGATGATTTTGAACAAAATACTACGCCTAGTAACTTAAATCCTAAGACTATAAGAGGTTATATACATAGAATTACTCCAGAACAACTTATATATAAACAATATGGTTTAAGTAATATGGGAGCTTTAGAAATTATAGTAGATGATAAATATTATAATTGGTTTAAACTAGCTAATAAGATAACTATAGAAGATAATGATTTTAGAGTAATGAGAGAAGGAAATGCTGATGGTACTCCTAGTAATCCAAGAGGTACAGTAGTTGCTAAGAGAGCATTTAAAATGGTCAGGCTTGTCCTGGTGAGGAACGATTAATGGCTTATTATACTATCACTCGTAATACCGAATTAAGTACGCTTAAATTTCTTCAAGATAATTTAGCAACAGATTGGCCAGGAGTTAATCTAATTAAAACTTGGGCTCAGTTAGAAAAAGTTGAGAATCCTGTTGTTTGTGTCGCTTTAACCGATACTGATTATACTCGTGAAGAATTAGGTAATACTGCCTTTAGAAAGAATTATATATTTACTATAGATATATTTGCTACATCTGATGCAATGAGAATTGATTTAAGTGACTGGTTAATGAATATTATTAATCCAGGCTGGACTTATTATGAGGTTAGTCAGTCTAGTGGTAGTAACCGTACTTTAGTTTATACCGAGGCAGGAAGGTGTCGAATTGATGCAGTTTATGATAATACTAAAGTAGATTTAGGTAAGATGGGCGATATAAGGGATAAATATAGACAAAGTATTATCCTATCAGTAACAACAGGATGTTAATATGGTTATAAAATCAGCAAAATTATTAACAAAATCAGGTGCCCCAGCTATGCCGTATATTCGTGCGGAAATGGCTCGACTTAAAAAACAAATACAAGAAGTAAAAATGCTTTTACCTATTGAAATTGAAAAATTAGGGCTTAGAGCAGGTAAATTAATGGCTGAAAGAGTACGTCGTATGACTAAAAGAGAAGGGGCAACAGGAGAGTTAGCTGTAGCTTTAGAAGAAAGTATGCATTTTAAGAAATACGGTACTTCTAGTTATCAAGTTGTTATGACAACTGCTGGCTTACCAGATTATTGGGCTATGATTAATTATGGCGGTTTTGTTTCACCAAAATATGTTTATGGTTTTTGGAGTGATGGAGAGCGTTCTGATTATACTAAAAGAGGCGGAACTGGTAAAGGCACGTTTGAAGCAGATGGACAAGGTTTTTTAATGATGCCCAGAAAACCAATTAAAGGATTTCATTATATTTTCTACGCCTACCAAAGAATAATTACCGAAATGAGAAGTGGTAAGTTTACAAGAAAAGTTATGCCAAGTACGAAATAGTTAAGGAGACAACGTCTGCTATTATTCCAAGGAGTGGATAATTTACCAAAAACAGACCGAGTGAAGACTATAAAAATTTTAATAAAAGGAGAATATTATGTTTCATAGTTCAAAATTTCAACCGAGAATCAACCCCGTGTATAACAATTCACCAGCGGGTCAGATTGATAGGGCACAAGATTTAAGGGCTTCAATAACCCTTAATCGTGTAAAGGTAAAAGAGTTGGGTAACTCCGACTTAGTTTGTTGGAAGAAAGGTATACCTACTAATACTATCACTGTTCGTCAGTTAGAATATGGCGAAATGGATATGTGGCAGCAGTTAGCTAATACAACATTAGTAGACACTGCTATTATATCAGACGATTATAAGGTTGCTCTTTCTGACATTTCTGTTTATTTAACAGATGATATTGACGTTTTCAGAGGTACTTTATGGTATCCTGGTTGTCGTGTTTCAACTTTTGCGTTAAATATCGGTTCACCTGATGATTTAATAGAAAGAACATTCACGTTAACTAATGAAGACGAAATAATTTTTCAGAACGATAATAAATATATTGTATATTTAAGCTATACGGCAGTTGGAACTTCAGTGTCTATTACTATAGGCGCAGGTGCTTATGATACTTACACCATACCTGTAGATGACCCCGATGCTTCTGGCACTTATTTTCTAAGATGTTATAGGTATCGTGCAAGCGATTCTACTAACGTAGAATTAGACGAAGGCGTAGACTATACATATGACAGCGCCACTTATGAACTTGCAGTAGCTACTTGTGTGTTAGGAGACGTTTTCACTTGGGTATATACTTGTGGTGATTATGTATCTGGAGAAGTGCCTTTTACACCTAATACTGGTGATTTATGTGCTATTAAGGCAGATGAATGTACTATATACTTAGAAACCTCTACCACCGTATCTAAACTTCAGTCAGTTAGTTTTGATTGTAACTTTGATAGACTTGATATCAAAGAAATCGGTACTACAGACGTTGTTGCTTTTGGAGCTAGAGATATTGTTACTACTGCTAGTTTAGGACAGATAGTAGAAAGCTGGACTGTTGATGAAGTTCTTCGTGGTGTTGCAGGATTAAGTTATGGTAAGTTAAATGTTAGAGAATACCAAGATGATATGGTACTTAAAATCAAGGTATATACTGATAATACGAAAACAACGTTCAAGATGGGGTATAGGCTAAATAACTTGTCACCAACTTCTATAGATGATGGCGACACGATAGATGACTATGCTACTAGAAATACGACACTAGAAGGCGATTATGTTTTAATCACTTCTTCTGAAGTAACTCTTGATGCGTAAAGAATAAAGACTGTGTCAGATGCGATGATGAACAGATAGGGGTATTAACCCCAGGATGGGATTCATCCATCTGACACAGTTGCATAAGCTTAAATCAAGCTTGAATTAGTGCTAATAAGATGATATTTTGTAAGTTTTAAACTAGTAGAAAAAAGGTAGGTGACGATATGGACGGAGTACAATTAACTGCAAAGTTTTTAAGTGATATTACAGACATGTGTTCTAGAACAACTGTTGGTAAGGTTTTAAAAAGAATAGATATATTCGATGACAAAGAAACACTAAAGAAAGAAGTCAAAGAATTAATATACGAAGAATACCGTACTTTAAAGGCTCTATTAGAAGCACATTCTAATGGGGTATTAAGTACACGCACAGTAGAATTTCGAGTAGAGACAGAAGATAACCACTGCTAATAAATATTAGCAAGTGGTTTTTTCACATTAGTATGGTTAAAAAATAAGGAGTTAGATATGACTACAGAAAAGAAAAAAGAGACAAAGACAGATGCTGTTATAGATGTAGCTGTTGAAGAAGCAAAGGTTGTTGTTGAAGAGAAAATAATAGATGCGGAAACTGAAAAGCAAATTAATTTAGCTACCGTTAAGAAAGTTCGAGCAATGTTTAATGATAACGAAGCAATGCTATTAACAGAAGCTGCTATCCAAAATAACGAGATACCTTTTGAAGTTAACGGTAAAAATTATAGAGTTCGTAAAGCTAATTTTCAAGAAAAACAAGATGCTAATAAATATAGAATGAAAATATATGTGGACCTTTTAAGAGATAAAGATTGTCTACTTGAAAAAGACCTTAAAAAACTATATAAAGACCGTGGTATTAATATAGATGATATGGATAAACAAATAATGGAACTTTCAAACCAACAACAGAAATTATTATTTGATTTAGGTAAAGCTATAAAAGAAAATAAACCTAAAGTAGAATTAGATAAATATAAAGAAGAAGTTATTATTTTAATGCATTCTATTCAAGGCTTATCACTAGAAAAGCAACAACTATTAGAATTTAGTTTAGAAAATAGAGTTATGATGGAAGTTTATAGTTATTTAATTTGGGCAGTAGCTGAAATAAAGATAGGAGATAAGTGGCAGAGAATCTGGTCAACTCAGACAGAATTTTTAAATACAACTCCAGATGAACTATTAACTCAAGTCACTAAAAATGCAACAGTATTAATAACTGAAGACTTAGCCTCTAATTCTATGTCAACATAAGACGAGGTTATTATGGCTAGTAATCTTGTTGGTATGACATTAATATATAGCATTTTGAGAAAAACAGCTAAAACAAATAAATGGCAAACTCTTTACGCCCAAAGTAAAGAAGGATGTGTTAATTTGTTTAAGAACGTATCTGCATATACAGATATGCAAGTAGCTTTTTTACAATACTGCACATTTTATAATTCTTTAAATATAGATATTTATATGGATGAGGTTAGCGATATAGTATTAGATAATGAAATATATGAAGACGCTTATCAAACATATAAAAATAAAGTTAAGAAAAATAAAAGCAAGAAAATAACAACACCACAAGAACAAGATAGACGGAAGCAATCTAAGAACAAAGATACTAATATTAGTAATACTCACGTCGTCTTTAGTAGACCTCCAATAAGGAAATAGGAGTAAATTATGGCAACAGAAACTAAAACAGTAATTTGGCAAATAGTAGGGCAAACTGTTGGGATGGGCGCATTAACCGCTCAGACCAATGCAGCCACAGCATCTATGACTAAATTAGCATTACGTGCAGCAGCAGTTATACCTCTGTGGGTCGCTATGCGTGCAGCTATATTTGCTTTACCTCGTGCTATTTCTGCAGCGACCTCAGAATGGTTAACATTTCAGACAGAAATGTCTAGAGTTGGCACTGTTACTCGAACTACAGCAGAAGGATTTAAAATTCTTGAGCAAGCTATTGTTGATTCTGCGTCTAAGTCGAAAGTTAGTTTTAAAGATACTGCTTCTGTTGTATATGCTCTTGGTTCTGCAGGTTTAACCGCTACCCAACAGTTAGAGGGTTTTAATCATGTTATAAATTTAGCTGTAGGTACAGGTGGTAATTTAGAACAAACAGCTAAATTAGTAGCTGGTGCCGTTAATGTTTTTGGTAAAAGTTTAAAAGATGCTACGACTGAAGGTGAAAAATTTAAAAAAGTTGCTGACATTATTGCTTATACTTATTCTACTCAACAGGTAGAATTAGCAGAGTTATCTACAGCTATGGGATACGTTGCTTCAGTAGGAACTCTTGTTGATATAAGTTTTGAAGACTTAGTAGCTACTATCGGTGTTCTTAATACAGGTATGTTAAAGGGGTCTAAATCAGGTACTTCTTTAGTTAATGCCTTTATCCAATTAGCCAGAAAATCTGATAGATTAGGAGTATTAGGTATAGCCGTAGACACTTCTAAACCTCTTAATTTTATAGAGGTTATGGATGGCCTTTATGGTGCTATTCAAAGTGATAAACTTTCTTTAGAACAACTTTCTACGGTTATGAGTACTTTTGGTATTAGAGGTGGTAGAGCAGTAGGTTTACTACTTAATAATTATGAAGCCTTTAAACGAGTTTTAGATGAAACGAAGACTAAATCACTAGATTTTGCTGAAGTAATGCGACGAATTGCTGAAGATAATATACCTGCACAAGCTAAAAAGATAAGAGATTCTTTTACTGGTATTTGGATGGGTGTTTTAAATGAAGTTGAAAAACCATGGATGAGCTTTTTAAAGAATATATTTGACCAATTAGAACGGTTTAGAGCACATGAAACTTATAAAAAGTTATCAGGCGAATCTACTTTAGGTGAAAGGCTTCAAAAATCAGTTCCTGCAGCTGGTGTTGGAGTAGGAGCTTTAATTTTAGGTAGAGGTATCACTCCATCTATTGGCTTAAATCCTAGACTTGAAAATAGGGCAGCACAAATGGCGGAGGTAGCTCCTACAAGACTTAATAAATTATCACAAATGGGCGGGACATTAAATCGCCACGAACAACAAATTCTAAAAACTGGTCAAGCTTCAGCTTCTCAGTTTAGAGGTGCCGCAATTAGAGAAGCAGGATATATGAATTCTGCTATGATGAACTTAGGTGGCACATTAAAGAATGTAAGTAAAGTTGCATTATTAGCTTATGGCGCATTAAAAATATTTCAAGGTATTATGAACCAAGTTGCTCCTGATGCTAGAGAAACTGCGCAGCTTAATGAAGCAGTAGGAAAAATAGAACACGGTATTGGTACTTTGATGAAACTTTTTGTTAGATTTTCTGAATGGATAGGTTCATTTGTTGGTAGTCTATGGTACCAATTAGTTACTGCACTTCAAGAAGGATTTGCACCACTAAAAAGTGCTTTTACCGACTTAGCTGATATTTTTAAAATTCTTATGACTCCTTTGATTACTATTATTCAATATTTAAAGGGAGAAATTACTGGCCTTCAAGCTCTTAAACAAATGATGAGTTCAGGTAAGTCTATAACTGATGGTGTAGTTGACTTGACTTTGAAAGCAAATAATCGTAGTAGGCTTGATAGATTAGTCTCTTCAACTGGAGAAAAAACTCAAAAAGGCAGCTTAGATACTGTATTCGCTCCTATAATGGCCATAGCTCGTGCTTTGGGTACAGCTTCGGCACAACCCCAAGAAGTAAACACTGAAAGAGAAATAAAGGACATGGACGCTCGAAGAACTGTTGTTTTTCAAAGTGCTATACAGGGTTTTGAGCAACGTATGAAATTAGCACAAGAACGTGACCCTTATGAACAAATAAATAAACAGAGAAAAGCTATTGCAGACGAAAAAATTAAAAATAGTCAAGCATCTTATGGTTTGACAAATTATGAAGAGACTATGCAAAATCTTTATAAGGAATGGATAGTTAAGACTAAAACTGACCAAGAATACACCGCTGGTATAATTTCTGCGCAAGCAGCGATGGAAAAACTAATAAATACATTAGGCATTAAAATAGGTAATGAAGAGTATAGAAAGAATCTTAAAGATAGTTTAGATGTTACTGGCGCATCTGCTTTAACGCCAGGTTCTGCTGCATATATAGCAAGACAAAAGTCTGTAATGTTGCAAAAACCTGGTATGCCTGACATAGAAGATGTACCTGAAGGTACAGACGCTGGAGCTATACTAAGAAAGTTTGATGCTGATATTAAAAGAGTTATTGCCGATAATAGAGCAGATACTTTAGGTTTATTTGGTATTTCTGCAGAAGCTATTGAAATGAAAAAGTTTCAAGCTGAATATAACCAATTTGTAGAGTTGAAAAAAGAGCAATTAGATATTAGCAAAGAAGAATTAGACATATCTGATTTTATGGTAGAGAATTCAGAGAAACTTCATCGTCTTGTTAAAACAAATGCAGGTATAAGAGAAGATGTGGTTAAGCTTCAAGAAAAAGGTTTAAAACTTACTCTAGACCAAAATAAGGCGTTGAAGGAACAAGGAGCTTACGTTAAAGATGCATTTAAAGATACTTTTAAAGATATATTTGAAACAGGAGACTTTGATTTTTCTACTGCTGCAACAAAGTTTGGTGGTGCTTTAAAAACTGCGTGGCAAGACCAATTTTCAGATATATTTGCTGACGTAGCCACTAATCTTACAGGTTTAGATGGCGTTTTTGGCGGTATAATGACTGCTTTTGGCGACACTTTAAAAAGCCCTATAGCTCAAGCCCATCTAGACGGAATAACAGCTGGAGCTAAAATAATTATAAATGCGCATCAAGTAGGGATGGGCACAGGTGCTGCAGGCGTGACTGGTGGGTCATCTAGTACCACTGGCGGTATATTTGGTGGTTTAATAAAAAATCTTACTGGGCCAACTAGTTTTCTTGGTAAGATGGCAAACACTTCTATTTTTAAACAAAAAACTGGAGCAGTCTACCAACCAGCAGGTACTAGACCGTTTACCCCTTATGGCGATAGCACAACTGATATGAATATGACTGATATTTATGGTGATATTTGGAATCCAGGCATAGCTTCACAGATGACAGGAGGAAGAATGGGCTATGGAGGAGGGGTCAGTGGACGAGGTCAATTCAATCAAGTTGGCACACCTTCCAAAGATTCTATGACATACGGTCAAATGGCAGGAGTAGGAATACAAAGTGCAATGACAGGATTTAGCACCTATCAAGCAGCAGGAGGAGCAGGTGGTGGCGGTATGGCTATGGCTGCAGGCGTAATGTCAGGATTAGGTGCACTTGGTATGGGTCTTGGCGCAATGGGAGTAGGAGCAACAGCAGGAGCAGTTGGTCTAGCAGCAATACCAGTGGTAGGTTGGATAGGATTAGGTTTAGCTGCAGGTGGTATGATATTAGGTGCTATGAATCAACCAGAGAAACCAGCATTTAGAAATGAAGAAGTTAGAGAACAGACAACTCAAATAGCTTCTAGAATAGATATTACTAATAATTCTTTAGAATGGGTAAATAGAAATCTTGTTGAACTTAAACAAGAATTAACATATATAATGAAAGAGAGCTACTACTTTAGTGAAAGAAGCGAAACTGAAAGGTTCGCTATAGACGCTCAAAGAGGAACACAAGGTTTTTAAATGATAAATAATAAAGTTATCAGAAGGTTTTGGGGGGATAATAATGGCTAGAGGAACGTGGATAATATATCGTAAAATAGTAGGAGTTTGGACATATGAAGGTACTATATATAGACCTAACGCACATTTAGCAATTAAAATGCAGTCTAATCAAACTAAAACTCGGTTAGCAGATGGTTCTTATGGTTATATCGTACCTGAAGTTAAATATAATGCAGAAGCTTTAAAATTAAGTTGGGGTTATTTACCAAAAACCTATAAAGACCAAATAGACGTATATGTTCAAAATTTATATGATTTAAGAATAACAGACCACAATAATACTATATACTATGGTAGATTTGTTAATTCTGAGGCTGTGTGGTTAGTAGGCGAAGAAGATAAATATGATGTTTCGGCAGACTTTGAAATTATGCCTGGATTAAACACTTAATATAGTAGGAGAAAAATGGCAAGAGAACTTTCACAAACAGCGCAAGACCAAATAACTGCTAAAGCATTAAGTGTTAGATTTATTTTTAAAATAAATGGAACCAACTACACGTCTTATGTTAAGAATTGGAGCTTATCTTTTGATAAGAACTATGGTTCAGCTGCCGCATCTTTTACTCTAATTAATAACGACGGTTTCTTTAATGAAGGTGAAACAAACGCATTATATGTTGGCGATGTTGTTGAGTTAATTGAATATTTTCAAGGCGATAGTTTTGAATTTAAGAAGTTTTATGGCGTTATTAGTCAAAGAGGCGTTAGCAAAAGAGGCGACGACAGAAATATAACGCTTCAATGTCTTGATTATATATCTGTTCTTAAAAATTGGAACTTAGATTTAGCTGTAGAAGGAGATAAAGAAGAAGTTAGAAATGAAGAAATGGAGCCAGTTTATTTACCTGCTCCTAATGACGCTTTAGCTCAATTATTTAATTTTGCTAATAATGCTATAGCCGATAATCCGTTACCTTTAATTAAGTTTCAAGATAAAAACCACGAAGATTTTACAGACGACCAATTTGACGGCTTTCAAATATATTATGACGTTGGTCAGATGAAATTAGGTGCGCCTCTTAATGTTAGAGATAACTATAAAGTTATGGCTACTTATTTTCATTATACTAGGGGTTTATTTATAGAAGATGTAATAGAAAGTATTCTTACTGCAGTAGATGGCTATGGAAACTATTTATTTGGAGAAAGTAGTGCGCAGGCTATAATAGATAATCACTTAACAGATACCTTTCAAAATGTAGAAGGTGCTGTTGATGATATATTAGTTACTAACTTAGTAGATTTTGAGGCTGATATAGAAACTCAATTAACACAAGACTACTCTCCTACCGACGAATATACTACCACTTTAGCAGAACCTTATCAAGCTAATGAAGAAGATTACGACCCTACTATTATGTATTTAACAGATATTTCTGATTTTGAATTTGTATCTGGGTCTGGAATAGAAGGTACAGCTAAAATAGGCGATTATACTATAACTTATCAAGGAACAGGAAGTGGTAATACTTTAACAGGAGTTGTAGTTACGCCAATAGAACGAAATTTTAGAGCTGGAGTTACCATTACTCGTATTACGGATGTTGAAAATACCGAACTTTATGTAAGCGATATAACAGGATTTCCTGTGCCTGAATCTGGCGGAGATAATATTCAGATAAGTATTAATGGAGACATAACCACTTATAACGATATTACTGCTGCTAGTGGTGGAGGTTATATTTTAGGGGGTATTCCAACAAGTGGTTCATATGCTCTTAAAGCTAAAGCCTCTGGTAGTTATGTTAAGTACACCGATACTTATGCACCTGGTACTTTATGGGCATTAAGATATAATAATTTAACATCTACTTTAGATACTTCTGATTTTACACTTCCTAGTGGCTATACGGGTGAGGTGGTTTATTTAGACCAAAGATATGGTAGAATTATTTTAAGCGAACCAGTGGCAGATTTTTTAAACGACACTATACTCTGTCATACAGATTACACTTTTAAGACATTACAGGCTACGGGTATAGAAATTAATCGTAAAGTTTTTAGAGAAAGAGAACTTGATAATAGATTTGAAGCTATTAATTTTTTAAGAAAGTACCTGGCCCCTAATTATATTATTAGAACGATAGGCGACGATAAAATATGGGCTTCTTATTTAACTCAAAAATCTAGAGCTGATTATGACTTAAATCTTATAACAGATATGGACTATCTTGAAGATGAAGATTTATTCACTCGGTCTATTATCTGGACTAAAAATGAGAATCCTAATAACGTAATGTTTGGTGACGACGTAGATTATGACGTAGATAACTTAGATGCTTATACAGGTATAGCTTCTAAAGAAGAACTGATGTATATAGGCGATGAAAAGTCTGGAATATTATCAGAAGCTGCTCAAACTTATTTAACAGAAGCTGCTCAATTTGATGGTACAGACCCAACAGTAGACGTTATAAATTATATTAAAGATAAGTATATTATTAAGGATTTTGCTTCTCAGCCAACTACTGGAATGAGAATCTATGCTACCCCTATATCTAATGAATATGGTAAAATTATAGCTGATACCGTTACTCCTTTAATTTGGTTAAATGGAATACCAGTTGATAATAAAGTACATAGAATTGATTCTGTACCAGTTAAGATTAGACAAACAGTTAAAACGGTTACAGAAGGTGGAGGAAAAAGTAAAGAAACAAGTACATATACTTATTACTATTATACGGTCTTCTTTCCTCATAGTTCTATAGAGCCCACTCAACCTATCCATCTTTATGATTTACAAGGTACGCTTCAATATACTATAGAACCTAATGACCCTAATATGGATTATGGCACGGGCGTTTGGACACTCCCTGGTATGGAGCAGAATGCAATAGCAGAAACTATTTCTACAGCTGGTTATGATGTTTTTTATGATTCTAGTAAAGTAGAGATAGATTATGAAGACGTAGTATTTAAAGTAGATAAATCTTTAGTTCCTAACCCAGACGAACTGGTTGTAAGAGCTACTTTTGAGTATTGGTCTATAGCGGTAGGTGTTAGAGATATTAGAGCCGTAGTAGATGGCAGAAGAGATACTCAGCTACAACTTCAGTTCTTTGGTTCTCCTATTAGTGGATTTCATTTAGCCACTATAGATATGGGAGCAGTTTATGACGTTCAAGCCATAGATTTAGTAGGAGGGTTTTATAAACCTGACGAATATCGTAAATTTGATGTAGATTTTACAGTTTCAATGCAATCTTCTATAAACGGAACAGACTTTTTTCCTATTAGCGATAAAACAGAACAATTTAGAGTAAGTGGCGGTAAAGCTATTACGTTTGAAGAAGCAGATTTAGGTATAGGATTACAGGCTAGATACTTAAAATTTAACTTATACGACGTAGCAAGAGTTAATTATGGAAAAGGGAGATACGTTGTAGCTGTAACAGAAATCTCAGTTTATAATAATATAGTTTTAAAAGGTGAAGCGACTTTAATAGCAACAACAACTTTAGCTGCTCCTGTAGCTTTTGGAGATACAGAAGTATATTTAACTAACACTCATGGTTTCAGTGAACCAGAATCAGCGGAAGAAGAAACAGCGTATTTCGGTAAAGATGTATCTTTTACTTATACGGGTATAGAAAGTGGTAATGTTTTAACTGGTTGTGAAATATCTACAGGAACAAGTGAAGCCGCAGGAACGTTAGTAACTCAAAGTTTAGCGGCAGATACTACGGTTTATGATGAAGATGAATTACTTCCTAAATTGGGAGACAGAGTAAGTAAACAAAATCAGATTAACGATAGAAACTTATATAGTCAAGCTGAAACAGATGCTTTGTCTAAAGCGTTTTTATTAGAATTTTATAAAGACCATACTAAAGCTAAAGTGAACGTAATGTATTCACCTCACCTACAGATTGGTCAAACTGTAAATGTAAATGACCCTTATAATAATAAGGTAAATGTAAAATACTTTATAGAATCAGTAAGAGAAAGAGCGCAAGGAGTAACTAGTTTAGTCCTTGCAAGATATCCTGCTAGTTAAAGTAAGGAGTAAAAATATGAAGAAACCAATGACAGAACAACAGAGACAGAAGATAAGAACATATATCAAGAATGGATTAGATATATCAGATTTAATTGAAGATTATAGTATTAAACACGAAGACTTGTCAGGAGCTAGAATTAAAAGATTTATTCGAACTAACGACGATATGAACGGTGTTAGGTTAAATAAATGTATAATAGGTGAACGTGGAAAAGTAAATAATATATCAGGCTCTAGAGCAAGACGAAGCCAATGGTGTGATACAGAAGTTCAGGGTACGATGTTTGCTAGAAAGTGCGACTTTAGAGAAGCCGATTTTTCTGGAGCTATTTTAACTGATGTTGAATACCAATATACCGATTTTAGACAAGCTAAATTTTGTGAGTGTGCTATGAGATTGGGTACCGATTATGGCCTCGGATGTAAAATGGACCAAAACTTTTTTCGTGACCTAGCTAAAGGATGGAACTTAACGGTAACTTTAAATGAAGAAGTATAAACAAGGACAACATCTTACTGAAGTAGTTTATGAATTTACTCCTGCCACTCTAATGACTATTGAAGAGGCAGAAAAATTCTTAACTAAAGTGGTTAAAGTCTTAAAGGTCACAGAGACACATAGACACATTAATATACTTCCCCCAGGATTTGATATTTTATGCGGTTTAAAGGAATCCTGTATATATTTAGGGTACTGGCCAGAACATAATTATGTTAGATTAATAGCTTCTTCTTGTAAACAGTTTAATACAACTACGGTCTCTGACCTTATTATAGATTATTTTAATTTAGAAACAACGGTCTATATGGACGTTAATTGCGATTGTTCGATTGAAACTAAAGTAAAGGGGTTATGGTGCTAGAAATAAAACCATTAGAGATAAAAGAAGGTCAAGAAGTAGTAGATTGGGTTCCATTATGGGATGAAATAGAAACGGGACTCCAATTAATGAAGTTCTACGAAGATGATAAGAAACAAATAATACTTACTTTAAATCGTTTTGTTCAGTTTATAGAAGGTGAAGATGAACAGAACTACCATAATAATTTAGCATTACCTGCTTTTGCTATAAACACTAAAGCTAAAACCTGTCTAATATTAGGTGGAGGCGATGGATTAGCTGCTAGAACTATTTTCGAACATAAACCAGATATAGAGATTACTTTAGTTGAGTTAGATAAAAAAATGATAGAGGTTTTTAAGACTTATCCCCGTTTATTAGAATTAAATAAAAATAGTCTTTCCAAATGTAGTATTTATATAGAGAACGCTTTATACTGGGTTCCAAGAAATGCGTCTAAAATATTTGACGTTATTATACTTGATTTTCCAGACCCCACTAATTGGGAATTAAAGAAGTTATATCATAAAGATTTTTTAGCAGATGTAGCTTATTTATTAGGAGAAAATGGCATTTTATCTATACAATGTAATCCTCGTATAGCAGAATCTATAGCCCTTCTAGTTAAAGATGTTTTAGGTAATAGCGCAACAATTGATTATAAAATGCCTAATCTTGATGGTGGGCAAATAGTATTAGGGAGAAAACAATAATGGCGTCAATGACATATCAAGACCTTTACACCCTGGTCTATAAAGAGATATTAAAAAGTGCTTCTTATCCTACGGGTAAGTTGATAGGTTCAAGCGCTTTAGACAGAAGCCAAGTTATTTCTGGCGTAGATACCACCACAGCTCAAGCCATTATAGATGTTTCTAATATCATTAATCTAATAATGGATTTAATGCTTCACACCATCCCCCCTCAAATTAAAACAGGTTTAACGGTTACTGCTACAACTCCTATCACTAACCAAGTTATGATAGAAGCAGGGGAAGGTACTGTCGGTGGTAGAATTTTTACGCTAATTAAAGATACTCTATTAGTTGTTCCTTTAGCTGATGGCGAAGCAGTTTATTATATTAATTTTGGAACTGATGGCTTAAATATTAGTAAAACTCCTATATATGGTAAATTAACAATAGCTAAAATAGTGGTTCCAAAACCAGGAACAACTGTTTATATTAGGGATGACAAAGACCTAGAAAACTATCCGTGGGACGCTTGGATAGTAAACTTTAAAGAAATTAAGTTATTTGGTAACGGTAAAGGTCAGTTTGAAGAAGATACTCGACAAGTTCTACGCAATAATATAGGCGATATATTAGCTGATAATTTAATCGGAAATATTCGTTTATCCGAAGATTTAAAGATTACTAATACGCAAGGAACTATAGAGTTAAATAGTAAAGCTGTTAAAATTTATGACGAAAATGATAATAGAATGGCTGAATTTAATAGATATGGTACATTCTTTTATGATACTGATGGCATTCAGGTAGCTAAGTTTGCAACAGATAGCGCACGAGTAGGTAATATACTTATTACTAAGAACACTATTCAAAGTCAGAACTTCTTTAGTAATTTTAGTGGATTTCGTATTACAGATGATGGGTATGCTGAATTTGAAGATGCTCGTATTCGTGGAGTTTTAAAGGCTACAGTATTTGAGAAAACATCGGTATCTGCCGTAGGCGGACAGCTTATAGTAGCTACCGCTTCAGTTTTAGTAGAAGATTTAGCTGTCTTAGATTCTAGTATGACTACTGAAGGTATTGTTTTTTCTACGAATGATATTGTTTTAATGAAAGACGGTGGAACGGAAGAATATCTTAGAATATTAAGTGACGTTAGTGCACCTATTTATACTATAGAAAGAGATTTAAAGGGAACTGGGGTAAATGCTTGGAACAAAGGTACAACTGTAGTTTCAACAGGAGAACCAGGAGAAGGATATTTAATTTTAGACGCTACTTCTGACTATTCTCCCTTTTTAGATATAATTTCTAGGACGGGGCCAGATTGGGACGATATAGAAGTTAAAGTTAGATTAGGTAATTTAGCAGGTATAACTGACCCAGAACTTGGAACATTAAGTGGATATGGTTTATATTCAGATAATGTTTTTCTTAAAGGCGATTTATTAGCAACTAGTATATTCACTGCTATTTCAGGTTCTCGTATTCATATGGATACTTCTACTTTCTTTGCTTACGATGATTCGGAAAATCTCTTATTCCAAATATTTATGGACGATGTTTCTGGCGCACCAGGACAAGGTGGTGGTGATGTTGGTGATATTTATATGGGAGATTATTATGCAGGCCAGGGCTTTTTCTGGGACAAATCAGAAGCCACAATGTGGATTAGAGGACTATTAGATGCTTCTGACGTAACTATAGGCAGATTATCAGTATCCTTTTTATCTGGTGGTATTATAGGCGAATCAGGAGACCCTGTAGATATAGAAATGGATAGTAATTCTGGTTGGCGTTCTTCTAATTACCCTTATAGTGGAGCTACTTGGGGTTGGTATTTTCTAGGCGATGGCAGTTTACAGATGACTTTAGGAGGACAATCAGGAATAGCACAAAGCTATATTGAATCAGAAGATTTTAGTGCAAGTACTGGTTGGAAATTTACAGCCGATAATACTGGTGGTGACGGTGATATTTATATAACTATGGGAAGCACTAGTTATATTACATCTACAGATTATGTTGCCGATACGTCTGGTTGGAAGTTATTTCCTTCTGGAACAAGCGGTATTGAAATAAATGATGGCGCTATACAAGGAAGCTTACTTCGGGATGGTACGGTAAGCGTAGATAAATTATCTACAGGACAGGCAAAGAGAGTTTTTGTTTGGTATCAAGATGATGAATTAGAGGTTTTAGATGAAATAGCAGGAAAATTTATAGTACCTTGGCCAAGTGGTTGTATTATTACTAAAGCTCAAGCTACAGTTAAAGACGCACCAACAGGTAGTAATCTTGAAATTAATATAGCGATAAACGGTGTTGATTTGTGGGCATTTGGTTCAACTTTAGATATTGATTCAGGTAACACTTCTGGAGTTCAAACTACTTTTCCTTCTGGAAGCGTATCTTTAAGCCAAGATGACGAACTAACTTTAAATATAGAAGCTGTGGGTGCAGTTATTGCAGGTACTAACTTACTAGTTCAATTAGAGGTGGACTTAAACTAATGTTAGATTATATTCAGAGAGCGTCTACTATACATTATTACGAAGATGGTTCTAATGGAGCATTTTCTTGGGATGGCGACTGGAACACGGCTATGTATCGTGGTGTACCTAGCCATAAAGGTCCAAGTAATATAAATATGGTTTCACGCCACACTTTTACTGTTAAAAGAATTATTAAACAAATAGATTTCAGAGTTTCTACTATTTCTCATAGAGCAGCTTGTGTATACGGAGGTAATAGTACTAATAATTGGGCATATCAATATTGGAATTACGATACGTCTGCTTGGACAACTTTTACAGGAGCAGCTGGTTCTGGTACATCTGCTGCCCATATTACTTTAACAAGCGATGATTTTGGTAGGATTTATACTGATAAAGTTCAAATGATTGCTAATGCTTCGGCTAATACTAATTGTTCTGGTAGTGATGCGGGACAAGAAACTGATGCCTACGCATATATTTATGAAATGCAAGCGTGGATTAAACCTAAAGCTTATGCAGTAATTATATAAATTAAAGGAAATAAATGTCTGATATCATAACAATATTAAACAGCAATTTACCCGATAACGAGAAAATTGAACTATTAAACCAAATGATAGTTGAATTGAACGGTAAGACTGCACAAGGTGAGTTTGACGTAAACGAAATAGACCAAATACACGAAGATTCCTTTTTAAGTAGAAAATGGAAAAGAAATGTATTATTGGGACACACCCTCACTACGTTTGATGATTGGACTCATTTAAAATCAGAAATAGGGTTTGCTATTTGGAAACTAACTCCAGAAGATTATGATTATGACCCTTTAAATGCTCTATATTTTGATGATAAAGTATTAACTTTTTATGGAGAAGCTGATTCAGAAAGCTCTACAGCTTTTGATTGTGTCTATTTATATACTGGTGCTAGTGGAACACCTTATACCGATTATACTGCTGACGCACCTATTGAAGAAGGACAAGAGTTTACTATATTATCTGATACGGATGAATATTTATATTTAGGATTATCAACAACATTT